CGTACATGCCACCGCCGCCCCACCCACCGCCGTATCCCATGCCGCCGGCGCCCGGTTGTCCCAGACCTGGCAGCTGCCCGGCGGCTTGCGCCCCAGCGTACGCCCGGAGCCGGTCCTGCAGCCCCGCATTGTCGCCGCTCCAGCCGCCACCGAGCGGGCCGCCGGGGATCTGCGGCGTGGTGCCCGGAGGCACCTGCTCGTTCCACGGCTGCGGCCCCGCCGGCGGCGTCTCGACGACGACCTCGACGACGACGACCACCACGACGACGACGACGCTAACGACGACCACGGCGACGACGACGACGACCACCGCGGCGCCGACGACGACGACGTAAAGGGGGAGCAACCATGAGCCCGGGTCGAATCTTCGATATCGTCGCGATTGCCTGTTTTGGCATTGCCTCGGTGCCATGGCCCCCGCAACCGCCCGTCAACCTCATGGGGCTCGGGCTTCTCTTTTTCACTCTCGGGCATTTGTTCCCATAATCGGCGGGCTTGACTCGCGCGACGCATGGGCTAAGGCGCTAACTCCCGATGGCACGCAAGCAGCTCGTGCCGCCGGGTACCAAGCGCGGCGGCCGCGGAAAGCCCCCGCCGTTTCCGCCCGTCGCCAACGGCAAGAGTACCGGCAAGGCGCCGCCGGTTGCCGCCAAGGGAAAGGGCGGCGCCGCTCGAGGTGCGCCGCTTCCGTCGCCCCCGCCGCGCAAACGTACCGCACCGGCAATGCCACTCCCGACGGGTAACCCGACACCCGTCATGCGCACCCCGGCGGTTGCCGTGCACATCATGCCGCCCGCCGAGGCGGCGGAGATGAGTGGACGCCTCGGCCCCGCCATGTCGGCCGCCGCCGGCTCGAGCCCGAAGCGGCGCGCCGTCGCGCAAGCCATGCGCGGCGGCCGCATGGCGTTTTGAATGACTGACCCCGAGCTAATCCCGATCGACGAGGCGGAGCTAAAGGCGTTGACGTCGGCGCTCCGCGCGACGTCGTATGCCGAGCACCTCGAGCGCTACGTGCGCGACCGTATCGCCTATCTGCTCGACGACTCGGTTACCGACCCTTACGTCGCCATGAAACGCCGCGGGCAAGTCGAGGAGCTATCACACCTCTTGCGCCCGGCATTCGTTCAAACCCTCGCGCTCCTCGGGCTCCGCGCCCGGGCCGAGCGCGACGCCGCTAGCTTGCGTGCCGCCGTCGCCGAGCCCGCCCCGCCGCGCGATTGGTGGATAGATCCGCCCGACATCGCAAGCGAGCACCCGGTACCCTAACCATGCCCGACGCACCCGCACCCGCACCCCCCGAAACCCCGCCCGGCGCCGCACCGGCCCCCGAGGTAGAAGCGCCGCTCGAGGCGCCCGCCGCCCCGCCGCCGCCCTCTGAGCTAGATACGCTTCGGGCCGAGCATGCGCGCATCCGAGAAGAGAACGCCGCCTTAAACGCGACGCTGCGCCTTTTGACGCCGCCGCCGCAAGCGGCCGCGCAACCGATGCAGCTCGTCCGCCTGGCGCCCGAGCGCGCCCGGCTCCTCGCTCAAACCCTCGGCGGCGGCTGGAACGAGCAAAACGTGCAAGAGCACGTGCCGATCTTCGCCGCCTTCCTGCAAGAACTGGCGACGCCGATTTTGACCGGGCTCGAGGGCATGGCGGACGTCGTCGACCTCGTGCAAGCGCGGCAAGAGATACCCGACTACAAGACCTTCACCGAGGAGGTCGACCAGTTACGCGCCGAGTATCGGCAACGCGGGCAGACCATCACCCGCAAGCAAGCCGTGGCCGCCGTCCGGGCGCGGCGTATGGAAAGCCCCGAATACATGGACAAGGTACTAGCCGAGCGCGCCGCCGAGCGCGCCGCCGAGCAGCAACGCCGGGCCGCCGGTGCCGCCGCCACGATTACCGAGGGCGGGGCGACCGTGCAGAAAGCCGGCCCGGAGCCAACGAAGCAACCGCGGGCGCCGCAATCCAAGGAAGAGTTTGCGCGCTTGACGCTCGAGGAGAAACGCAAGGCGCTCGAGGGCGCTACGATCTAACGGGAGGAGGGCCGCGCCATGCCCGGCAGTACCTATAACTATTCCGATCCGGGGCTTTCGACTTCAACCACGCTCGTTAACGACCTCGCCCCGCTGTGGCTACAGGATGAGCTGCTCGCCATCGCAGAAAAGCTCACCGTCTTTCAGGATATCGGCGACACGCCGACCATGCCCGAGGGCGAGGGCAAGACGTACTCGGCGCAGCGCTACGAGCGCCTTCCGCTTCCCGGGGCGCCACTGACGGAGGGCATCACGCCGGATTCAACGCCGCTCGTCGTCAACAAGGTCACCGCCGTGCTCGAGCAGTGGGGCATGGTCTGTAGCCTGAGTGACGTTGCGATGATGACGACCAAGCATCCGGCGTTGCAGGCGGCAAAGGATCGACTCGGAAACGCTTCGGCGGAATTGCAGGACCGCGAAATACAACGCGTGCTCATGGGCGGCGGCGTCGTCGTCTTTCCGGGCGGCAAGACGTCGCGCACAACGCTCGCCTCGGGCGACGTGCCGACAACCGATTTCGTCTCGGGCATCGTCGCGACGCTCCGCCAGCTCGGCGCGCCGACGTTCTCCGGCTCCATGTATGCCGGCGTGATCGATCCGTACTCCGAGCAGGATCTTGCGAAAGATGCGACCTTCGTCTCGTCGCACCAGTACGCCGAGACAACCGCGCTTTTTAACGCCGAGATAGGCCGGTGGCGCGGCGTACGGTGGAAGCGGAGCAATTTGCTTCCGATTCTCTCGGCGTTGCCGACGGGCGCCGGTGGCGTTGCGGCGGCGGCGTTGACGGCGCTTCCGACCGGCGACACGGGTTTCACCGCCGGCTCGAGCGTCAAGGTCACTGCGGCGCTCGCCGACCCGACCAGCGGGCTCGACTCGAGGCAGATCACGACTGCGACGGTAACCAATGCCTCGGCATTCGACGTGCAGTTTACCATCTCGGCGACCGCACCCGCGGGGCGATATAACCTCTACGTGTCGCAGGAAGCGGGCGCCGTGCCGCTCTACGCCGGGATCGTCACATTCGCAGGCACCGGCGCCGCAACGTACAACGTCGCCAAGGTAAGCGGCGGCGTGTCGATTGCGGCAAACCCGAATGGGAATCCCGCCGGCGCCGACCCGCCCGCCACCGGGACCGTGCACACCGGATACATTTTCGGTAAGTCGGCGTTTGCCGTACCTGCGCTCGGGTCGCGTACGCAGGCGACATTGACGCCGGCGACGGCAACCGACTCCGATCCGCTACAGCAGCGCCGTAAGGCCGGGTTCAAATTCATGACCAAGACGTGCATTCTCAATACCGACTTTTATCGGCGCTTCGAGTGCATGTCGGCCTTCAACTAATGGCGCGGCCGCGGAAGTATCCCGACACCCCGCCGGTGCTGAATATCGCGCCGGCGGAGGGGCCACCGACCGACGAGGAGATGGACGGGCTCGAGGCGGGCCAGCTCGTCTCGATCGCGCTCGAGTGGCCCCGCATGCGACTCACGCCCGCCATGGTGACCGCCCTCAACGAGACATGGCGTGACGTCGTGCTCGCCGACGACGACGAGGGGAAGTCGCTTGCCCGGCGTATCGTCTCGAGGCTGCGGCGCTGCGGCCATGGCGAGCTGCACCCCGGGTGCGAGCGCGTCAAGCTTGACGTTCCCATGCTCAAGCGCTCCGACGGGCGCGGCGGTGTGTGGTACGTCAAGATCAACGAGCGCATCTACGCCGGCGAGGTCGAGGTATGGGCATGTGAGGCGCGAACGATCCTCGAGCTAGTGCACCGCTACCGGCAAATCGAGGATAACCGTATGAGCGATGACCAGCACCTGATTGACCTCGACGGCGGTATGGCGGAGCGTGCGCGAGCGATTCAGCGGGCGTGATGGCGCAGCGTACGCCGAAATTCTCGGGCCAGCTCGTGAAGGTCACGGGCGAGGGCGAGCACGTCACGCTTGCCTTTACCGCGGGCACCGTCGAGGAGCTGCGCGCCGCCGTCGGCGTCGTCGGTGCCGTCGCCGCAGAGCGCATGAACGCAAACAACGCCGCGGTACTCGACGCCGCCTCGACCTTCGAGGAGCGCCAAGCGCACGTCTACAGTAACGCCGTCGCGCAGCTCCGCCGTGAGCTTGGCTTGTCGGCGCCCGGCGACGGAAACGGGGCGACACTAGACACCCATGCCGACAATCCCACAGGGCCGATACACTCG